TCCATTTCGCGTCGGAATCGTTCTTCTCCTAGCTGTGCCCGCATTTGTGCAGCCCATACTTCATCGCGATCTGGATGCTCTTGCCAAGCACTACGAAATGCTTTAAATCCATTGATACCCAATTTAGTTTCGTTACCCTGTGCATCGAAGCATTTATTGGCGTCGCGCCAAATTTGTGCAAATTGATCTTCATCGCTGTTTGGTGTACTTGTAATAATACATTTACCACCCGTTGCCAGCGTAGGTGTAATAGAGGTCCAAAACTCAGTGGCTATAGTAGGTCTAACAAATGCGAATTCGTCGCAATACAAGAGTGATATAGACATACCCCGGCCTGTGTTTTCAGTTGTTGTTGCACTTACTATGCGTGACCCATTTTCAAAGTCCAAGTTACCTTTATTGTAACTTACAACGCCTGCTCTAATGTAATCTGGACAATTTTCATATGCATAGCGAACACGTTGCATAATCTCTTGCGCGCCAACATACTTGTGTGCAGCAATTAGAATAGTTGCATCTGGCACAAACATGGCGTACCAAAGCAAGTATCCCGCAGCACTAGTAGATTTACCAGTTTGGCGCGGCATTAATGCTATTGCATATCTGTTACTATGATAAGTATCAATTAGCCGTTCCTGATATTCAAACGGATGATACTGTATAGCGCCCCGTGTGGGGTGTTGGATAAAGAAATAGTTATCCATAAAATACTGAGGACCCGTGATTGGGTGAGCACATCTAGCCATTTCGATTATGTGCGCTTCGGTATAAGACGTCTTTTTATAGGCTGTCTTAATAATTGTGGTTTCTAGGTCTTTACTCATTAATCTGTTTATGTTATACTGTACATGTATTTACACAATAAATTCAACTAGTGATTCTAAATGTCAAGCACTTTACTTCTTAATTCAAATTACGAACCCATTTCGGTTCTACCACTCAGTGTGATTGATTACAGACACGCCATTAAATTAATGTTTTTGGGTCGTGTACATGTAATCGAAACATATCCAGATTGGTTAATTCGTAGCGAACACGTTACTCTAAATGTGCCTAGTGTTTGTGTCACTAAGGATTACTTTCATTACAAAAAGTACGTTAGATTCAGCAGATACAATATGTACCTGCGGGACTTGTTTCAGTGCCAGTATTGTGAAGAGATCTTTGATTTTGATGACCTAACAATCGACCACGTTGTACCACGTGCAATGGGTGGCGTGACTAGCTGGGAGAACTGCTCAACTAGCTGTAAGTCTTGTAATCATCGCAAGGGTAGCAAGTTGATG